GGCCCGGCTGGCCGAGGAGCGCCGGCAGGGGCGGCGGCGCTACACCATCGAGACCGGATGGATGCAGCGCAGTGACGCCACCAGCCACTTCGAGCGGGACGGCGTGGACGGGGGTGGCTGGTGACTGGCGAACTGTCCCATGCCGGCCGCGCCCTGACGTTGCTGGAGGCGGATCTGCAGCAGACCCTCGCCGCCCTCACCGCCGCCCGTGCGGAGGTGGCGGCGCTGAAGGACGACATACAGGTGCAGTCTGGCTACATCGCTGAAATGGAGGCCACCGAGCCTGCGGCGATGCGGCGGGCGCTGAAGGCCGAAGCGGAGGTGGTGAACCTGAACGCCCGCGTCGAGGCCCTACTGACAACCATCGATGTCGAGCGCACTGGCCGTAAGGAGGCCGAAGCAGAGGCGGCGTCGCTGAAGCAGGAGAACGGGCTGCTTCGTATGCGGGTCGAGTCCGACCTGGTGATGGGCAACGCCCGCGCCGAACAGGCCGAGGCCACAGCGGCGCGGCTGCGGGAGGCGCTGGTCTACATCAGGGGCGTGTTCTACCCACAGATGCGAGCGGTCGAGATTCGCGAGTGGCGCGAGTACATCGACGCCGCCCTCGCGGCGAAGGAGGCGTGATGACGTTGTCTTTGGTGGTGGTAATCGCATTCGTGGCGGGGCTACTCACGCTGCCCGTCTACCTCGCCGTGGACGAGTGGGCCGCAGATCGGCGGCAGGCGCGGTGGAACCGAGAAGAGCAGGCCCGTTGGAAGGCCGAGCAGGAGGCCGACCGTGGGTGAGTGGGCACTGTGGATGCTGATAGGGGCACTATTCGCGCTGGCGGTCGTGTGCGCGGGGTACCTCTACGCCACCCGTCCAACCGCCCCATTCAAGGGGCGCAGTCTATGAAGAAGGACGACATGATGGACCGTGCGCTGGACTACCTCGCGTTCTTCGTGGCCTGCGTGCCGCCGCGCACCTCGCACCACCACAAGCGCATCGTCCGCATCGGTCAGTTCTCCCGGCTGGCCGACAAGCCCGAACTGGTGCAGGCCAAGGCCACCCTCGACGCGCTGCTTCTGCCGCACCAGCCGCTCGTGCCGGTGTTCGGGCCAGTGCGGCTGGATCTGGAGTTCACCTGGCCGTGGCGACAGTCCGAACCGAAGCGGACCCGGCTGCTCGGCCGTGTCCCGCACACCAGCAAGCCGGATTGCTCGAACGTCCTGAAGACGCTGGAGGACCGGCTGGTGGCGCTGCGCTTCATCGGCGATGACGCCAACGTCGTCGAGGTCACGGTGCGGAAGTGGTGGGGCGACGAGCCGGGCATCCGCATCACGATCACGCCGCTGGCGCAGGCGGCGCAGGAGGTCGCATGACGACGACGAACCCCGATCCGCGCTACTGCAAGGCGTTCAGCCGGCGCAGTGGCGCCCAGTGCCGGAACATCCCCATGCAGGGCTCCGCCGTGTGCCGGATGCATGGCGGCTCCGCGCCCCAGGTGCGCGAGAAGGCCCGCGAGCGCCTTGCCGTCCTCGCCTCCCCCGCCGTCAAGCGCCTGAGCGAGCTGCTCACCCAGGACGACGATCGCAAGGTGGCGCTCGGGGCCGCGCGCGACATCCTCGACCGGAACGACCTGGTCGGGAAGACGGTCGTCGAGCACAACGGCGACCTGACGATCACGCGCATCGTCCGCGAGATCGTCGACCCGACGACCGACACCGACGACGATGCCTGAGCTCGTCCTGCAGACCCCGCGCGTGTTCGCGCCGCTCCTGGCGCCGGCCCGCTACAAGGGCGCGAAGGGCGGGCGTGGCTCGGGGAAGTCGCATCACTTCGCCGAGGCCATCGTCGAGCGGTGCGTGCTGCAGCGCGGCACGCGCGTCGTGTGCGTCCGCGAGATCCAGAAGTCGCTCCAAGAGTCAGCGAAGCGCCTCCTCGAGGACAAGATCGACGCCTTCAACGTGCCCGGCTTTACGCCGCGCGAGTCCCGCATCGACACGCCGGGTGGGGGCGTGATCCTGTTCCAAGGGATGCAGAATCACACCGCCGAGTCGATCAAGTCGCTCGAAGGCATCGACGTCGCGTGGGTCGAGGAAGCGCAATCCCTCTCCCAGCGGTCGCTCGACCTGTTGCGCCCGACCATCCGCAAGGACGGGTCTGAGCTGTGGTTCTCGTGGAACCCGCGCCGCGCGTCCGATCCGGTGGATGCGTTCTTTGCCGACGGCGGCCCCCCAGGCGCGGTCCTCGTGTGCGCCAACTACGACAGCAACCCGTGGCTCCCGGATGTCCTGCGCGCCGAGATGGAATGGGACCGCGCCCGCGATCCCGAGAAGTACGCGCACATCTGGCTCGGGGAGTACGAGCGGCACAGTGAGGCCCGCGTCTTCCGCAACTGGAAGATCGAGGCGTTCGACAGCCCTGCCGATGCGACCTGGTACCTCGGCGCGGACTGGGGCTTTGCCTCCGACCCGACGGTCCTGGTCCGCTGCCGCCTCGACGGTCGGACGCTGTACGTCGACCGCGAGGTGTACCGGGTGGGCTGCGAGATCGACCACACGCCGGCGCTATTCGACACGCTGGTCCCGGAGTCGCCGGGGTGGGCCAGGCGCTGGCCGCTGGTGGCCGACAGCGCGCGGCCCGAAACCATCAGCTACATGCGGCGGCACGGCTACCGCAACGTGACCGCCGCGGCCAAGGGGACGGGCAGTGTGCAGGAGGGCATCACGTTCCTGCAGGCGTACGACATCGTCGTGCATCCGCGCTGCCAGCACACGATCGACGAGCTCACGCTGTACCGCTACAAGACGGACCCGCTGACCGGGCACGTGCTGCCGGTGCTGCAGGACACCAAGAACCACGTGATCGACGCGCTGCGCTATGCGATTGAGCCGCTCCGGCGCAACCGTGCACCGGTCGCGTCGGCGATCTGGTCGGAGAGCTACCTGTGAGGACTGGCGCTGAACGCTCGTACAAGAACGGCCCGAAGAACCACTGGCGTCGGACCGTCTGGAATGAGGTTCTGCGCCGAACGGCGGGCCGCGAGAAGACGCAGCCGATCCTGTACCTGGCCGGGCCGGAAGACTTGGACCGGGCCGTCGCGGTGTCGAAAGGCGTACCAAGGCAGAACCTGATCGCGGTTGACCGTCACATGCCAAACGTTAAGGGTATTCAAGGCGCAGGCGCGCCGGCTGTATGCGAGTCAATTGAAAGCGTGCTGTGGTCATGGCCGGATGGTCGTCCGGTCGCTGCCGTCATGCTCGATTTCTGTGGTGGGTTGCACGTCAAGCACTTCGCTGACGTGATGCAAGCCTTGCAACGGTCTCCGTACAGGCACTCGGTGATCATGCTCAACCTATTGAGGGGGCGTGATCCATCCACAGCGAAGCACCGTGAGCAGGCGGTCGGTGCTCAGCACATACTGGAAGCGCTTGGCATGATGCCGCACGGAGAACCTAAGCATCGTGGGCGTCAGTTCATCGCGGCACTGCTCATGATGTTGTCAGGAACGGTCTTTCTTCCAACGGGAGTGAAGTTTGAGGGGGATGTTCTCGACCAAGCGGGACAGACGTTGCAAGCGTTGAATCCCTTCTTTGGTGCTTACCGCTCAGGTCCACAGGTGTTCGATAGCGTGATTTTCAACGGTCCATGGCGCTTGTCAGACGCATTGATTGACAGGGAGACGGAGGAGTTGTGGTGCGACAAGCACACTCGTAGGCGCATCGCCGCCATGCTTGCCGTCCGCACCATGCGGCAGACCGGAAAGCTCCCACGAAAGGCGTCCTAGCGATGATCACGCATCAGGATCTGCCCACAGCCCTGCTGCGCTGCCCGCAGTGCGGCTCCGTGTACGCCGCCCTCGACGGCGCGGCCCCGGTCACGCTCCAGCGGGCCCTGTGGGCCTGCGAGGCGTGCGCCTCCTTGGAGTCCTGGCGCCCGCGTGAGTCGCTGCGCACCACGGGCGTCATCGTCACGATGCGCCTGACGGCCTGCGAGTTCGCGCACCTCCGCGATGTCGCCGCCCAGTCCGACGAGACGATGAGCGACGTCATCCGCGAGGCCCTCTACGAGTGGTATGGCATCGGGGACTTGCACGCCAACTCGCTGAGCGCGGCCTCGCTGGTGGCGGTCCGTGCAGCGCGGGGCGCGGCGTGAGTGCGGTAACACGCTCGGTCGTACCGCCTCGCATGCTGGGAGTGCCGCCGAGCCCCTCCCCCGGTGGTGGACCCGATCGGGCCCTTTCTTCGGATGGTGGTCCCGGTCGGGCCCTTTCGTCGGAGATCCTAGTCCTGCCCTATGGCGACCACGACGACGCCCTCCACGCTGCGTGATGCCATCGGGCCCACGCATCCGCTGTACGACACGTGGCGGCACGTGTGGGTCCAGCTCGCCCATGTGGCCGAAGGCGCGGGCGGCTTCCTCACCGGCGATTACCTCATCCCGCATCCCCGCGAGTGGAAGGATCACGAGGCCGCCACGCCGACCCAGCCCACCAAGAAGCTGCTCGAGCGGCGCACGCTGGCCCGCTACGAGAACGTCGCGCGGCTCATCCTGGACGCCAAACTGTCCGGGCTGTTCCGTGAGCCGCCGATCCGCCGCTGCATCTCACCCGCCGGCGCAGTCATCGAGGCGCACCCGTTCCTCGACTGGACGACCAACGTCGACGGCGCGGGGACCAGCCTGGCCGACTGGATGCGGGTCGAGTTCATGGCGGCGCTCATCTATGGGCACGACGTGCTCGTGATGGACCGGGCCGGCGATGACGGCCAGACGGCGGCCGACCGGGCCGCGCTGGTGCTGCGCGGCTTCACGCCGCTCGACGTGCCCGACTGGCTGCAGAGCCCCACGGGGCACCTCACGGCGGTCAAGGTCGTTGAGCCGGTCCTGCGCGAGTCGCTCCAGCGGCCGATGCTCGGCACCGATGTGCAGTTCCGCGTCACCGAGATCACCGCCGACGGCGCGACCACGTACCAGGCCGGCGTGTCGGAGCGGACCACGGTCGATCACGGGTTCGGCGTGCTGCCGGTGGTGGTGCTGTACGCGCATCGGCGGGCCACGCTGCCGGTCCTTGGCCAGTCGGCGCTCAGCGACCCGATGTTGTACATCGACCTGTACAACCTCACGAGCGAGGAGCGCGAGCTGCTGCGCAAGCAGACGTTCTCCATCCTCAACATCCCGCTCGGCACGTCGGCCGATGGCGGCCCCGCCATGTCGCTCGAGCAGGCGCAGTCGCTGCTCGGGCAGACCACCTCCACCGCGGCGGTGTTGTTCTCAGGCCAGCCGGCGGGCTACATCACCGCCGACACCAGCACCGTCGAGGTGTACCAGCAGGCGCGGCAGGAGTTGATCCGCACGATCTTCCGGCTGTGCGCGATCCCCTACGACCAGGACAGCCGCGATGCCGAGTCGGCCGAGTCGCGCCGCCTGAAGCGGACCGATTACGCGACGGTGCTGGCCGGGTACGCCGACGAGCTGACGCGCGCCGAGTTGGCGATCGCGCGGCTGTGGTTCCGGGGCACGTACGGCGACCGCTGGGAAGCCGAGTGGGAGCGGGCGGGCCTGCAGATCCAGTACGCCACCCACTTCGACGCGCCTGAAGCGTCCGAGCTGCTCGGGATGGCGCAGGCCGCGCTCGCGCTACCGATCGGCGAGTCGGCGACGTTCCGTACCGAGCTCGGGACCAAGATGATCCCGACGTTCCTGCCGGACGCGGCGCCCGACCTGCAGAGCACCATCCGCGCCGAACTCGAAGCCGCCCCGACGCCGGCTGAAGCGCGGCAGGCGAACCTGCAGGCGATGGCCGCGCGCTTCGCGTCCGTCCCGGCCCGCCGCGACGACCGCGCCGACGACGACGCCGACGACACCGGGAGTTAGGCCATGGGCGAACTGACGCCCGCCGATCTCGTCGCCCTCGCGGAAATTCTGGCTGAGGATGCGGACCAGCTCTCCGACGCCTTCGCGCGCGAGCTGGCCGACGTCCTCCGGCGTCTCGAGCGGCGCCTCCCCGAGGTCATCAGCGAGGCCACCAGCGGACGCACCGGATCGGCGGTGCGCGCCGCGGCGCTCGGCCGGGCCCGGGCGAACCTCCGGCGCTTGCTCACTGAAGCCGGGTACGACGACCTCATCGACACCTCGGTCACCGTCAGCGTGGACCGCGCGCTCGCGCGGCTCGCTGCCACGAGCGAGGCGTACCGCCAGGCGTTGGCGTTCGACACGACGGGACGGCCGACGGCGTTCACGGGGCTCCTGCGGGCGCTGGTGGAGACCGGGCGCGAGGACCTGCGGCTGTGGGGCGACGAGCTGGCCACGGCGCTGTGGCGCGCGACCGCCCGGGGTGTCCTTGGCGCCGAGCCGCCGGCGCGGCTGATCGCGTCCCTGACGTCGGTGCTCGATGGCCAGCGGGCCCGGGCGGCCACGCTCTACGACACGAACGTGTCGATCGTCCAGCGGGTCGCGGTGCAGACCATCGTCCCGACGCTCGACGCGACCATCAACGACCCCACCGCGCCGGCGCCCCTGGCGACGGGTGGCGATGTCCTGCCGGTGCCCGAGGACCAGCTCTACGCCTACGTCGGGCCGGTGGACAGCCTCATCCGCCCGTTCTGCCTGCGGCACATCGGGAAGGTGTACACGCGGGCCGAGATCGAGGCGCTCGACAACGAGCAGCTCCCCAACCCGTTCCTGACGGGCGGCGGGTACAACTGCCGGCACCTGTGGGCGCCGATCTCGCGGTTCAGTGCGTCGGCCGACCTGCGCGGGACGGACGGGCGTCTGCCGGAAGTCGAGGCCGAGCTGGCGCGCGTCCGTCCGCAGGCGCGCACACGCACCCTGCGCGGCCGAAGGACCGCGTGAGCATGCCCGTCACCCTGACCAGCACCGTCCGCATGCCGTCGTCGATCCGGCTCACCGACAAGGCGCTGATGCGTGAGCTCGGGCTGCTGGCGCTGGAGCAGATCCGGTCGCGCACCCGGCAAGGACGGGACCAGCACGGCCAGCCGTTCGCGCCGTACACCCAGGCGTACGCGAAGGAGAAAGCCGCCGAGGTGGGGGCGGCGGGCACGGTGAACCTGACCGTGTCGGGCGACCTGCTCAACACGCTGCAGATCGTCGAGGTGACCGACACGTCCGTCACCCTCGGCTGG